AGGTAAACACTTCCCGTATACAAAGGCGGGATATAAAGCTGCAGATGCAGCTAAAAAGAGAATGGGACATAAAGACTACCGTAAAGGTGGATTATTTTATTCGCATGGTGGGACTCATCAGCCTAATCCAGCACATGCTAGATGGTTAAAACGAAAGGCTCAATTAAGAAATCAATTTCCTAATACCCCGGCTGGTAATCGTAGACTTCAACAGGCAATAGGAAAAGAACCACCAAAAACTAAATAAGGAATTTTAAAATGGCGTGTAAAAATTGTGAATGCGAACAATGCCCAGAGGATTGTTCATGTGAAGAATGCACTCCCGATATGTGTGAGTGTATTAGAAAACCAATGGAAGAGGCCGAAAGAAGCTGGAGTGTATAAAAAAAATATTAAAAAAGACTTGACAAAGTTGCTATAAACCATTATATTATATTTACAACTGCTTTTATAGGGTTGTAAATATACTTGCTGAAAAGGAGAAATGAATTATGAATGTATTAGCAAAAGATATTAGAGATATATTTTACAAAATGTCGGTAGGGTTTGATGACAATTGGTTGTTTACTACCCCTACACAAACAAGTAACTACCCCCCTTATAATCTTACTGAAGATAAAGTTAATAACTCTTATAGAATTGATATGGCTGTCGCTGGTTTTTCTAAGGACGAAATTGAAATCTTTGAAGAGGAAGGCAAGCTTACTATTAGGGGTGAAATTAAAGATGATGAGGATAATAAAAATCCCACAGTACTTCACTATGGTGGATTAGCCCAACGAGGATTTACTCGTAACTTTAATATAGCACCCAATATAAAGATAACAGAAGTAACGCTGGAAAATGGTGTACTTAGTCTTAGCTTCTTAAAAGATATCAATAAAAATAGAAATCAAATAAAGATATCTTAGAAAGGATACAGCATGAAAATACCTTCTTTTTTTAAGGCCGTCGCTCTATCTGGTATGCTTTTACAATGTAGTGTTTCAGATACCGTAGCTGCGTCCTGTGGACCTCAACATGAAGAAATGTTGGATACGGCAGTTCGTATTAACACTTCAGGTTCAGGGACTGTTCTTTATTCCAGACAACACGAAGGTAAATGGGAATCATATATTCTTACTAATTACCATGTGATTGGTGAACAAATTACTATAAGAGAAGTTTGGGATGGGATGAAAGGTAAGAAGGTTAAACGGGAAACTAGGGAGCCTGTAACTGCATTCTGGTTTGATTATGTACGTTGTTCTCGTTCCGTAGGTACTCGTGGTCGTATTGCTGATATTGTAGCACATGATGAGCAAAGAGATTTAGCTCTGCTAAAATTAAGGGATACTGAACGGGGAGTTGCTCGTATTGCACATATGCTTCCAGAAAAAGAGTCTCCCAAATTAGGGCAGACTGTATGGGCTGTAGGTGCAGGATTAGGTTATCCTCCTTCTATGACAAGTGGTGAGATGGCCTTTGCTGAACAGGTTATTAATGGTTATCGTTATCAGCTTGCAACTGCTCCCATTATCTTCGGTAACTCAGGTGGGGCACTCTTTGCTTATTCAGATATTAGAAAACATTATGAAATGATTGGTGTGCCTTCTAGGGTATCGGCTGCTGGATTTCAGGCGGTAACTCATATGGGATGGTCAATACCAACAGAGACAGTACATACTTTCCTACGTGATAATTATCATGGATTTATTGTAGGAGATAAGTATCTTAAACCAGAAAATAGGAAACCTAAGAAATCGAAGGATGATAAATAAATTTATTTTATATTTTGTATTTATTTGTTTTTCTTTTC